CTCCTAGAATATCCTAACCCTGCGCCAATTCCAAATCCAGCTTGCGCTGCTAAAGGCCCTTGTAAACTAACAACATCATCTGCTGCTGCGGTTATTCCAAGCGCCCTTCTTTGGATATCTTCAAAGGTAGAACCTTTTTGTTTTTCTTCTTCTACATCATCATCTAATTGGATTCCTTTTAGCGATGCTGTAAACTTTCTCTGGTTATGTTCTTTCTGATTGATTGCAGTTATTGTCTGAATCAATTCTGGCATTGATAAATTCTCTTCTAACTCCTCGTAATTCTTCCAATGTCCTAAAAGAAAAACTTGGCCCTCTAAAGCGGCTAGATCTAGTTCTGACCAGCCAGTACCGCTGCCGCTATTAGGTTTGGGTCGTCCATCTTAATGCCTCCGCAAACTTCGAGGATACGATTGATTGTTGGAACATCCAATGCATCTTCAAGCTTATCTAGGTCTGCTACTAGATCTGGTAGCTGAGTTTCTAGAGCAACTCCGCATGCTTCTACCAAGATGCCAAGTGTCGCAGTCTCATCTTCTGCTTCTTGCACTTTCTTAATTACTTCCATAAACTTACGTAGTTGCTTGATTGATAGTGGCTTGAGCTTTACTTTAGCCCCGCTTTGTAGTTCAATCTCTTCTACATCATATACTGTTGTTGCCAATTTATCCTCCTTTAGGATCGTCTAAATTATTATAGCATAACAGTTATAAGGGTACAAGAACAAAACCCCCAATTTCTTGGGGGCTTTGTTATTAATTATTAATATAATTAAACTGCTAGAACACGATCAATAATCTTACCGTATTCTGAACCAACGTGGGCTGAATCGCCTGATGGTAGAAGACGGAATGTTACTGGGAATGTTGTTGCTGCTGTACGAGCCAAAGAGAACTGTGACTGCTCTACAGAAAGAACACGACGTGCATAATATACACGCTCAGTTGCTGATGCCTCTGAAGTTGGACCCTGTCCAACTGCAATTAGCTGACGCTCTGTTGGAGCTGAACCAAGTGCACCTGCTTCTAGTCCAAGTGTATCTGTTGCTGCAAGTCCTGAGCCAGTTGAAGCCAATGTGTCTTTCTTCTGACCAAATACTGCTAGAACGTTCTCTAGTGTACCTTCTGCCATTTCTGTTGAAATTTGAACCTGCATTGCAGACTTAAATAGCTTAGCTGTATCTAGAAGCTGATCAACTGTTACTGAATCGTATGTTGGCTGATAGCTGATCTGAAGACCGTTATTTGTGTAACCTACGTTACGGTAAGCTGCTGCTGTAAGGCCTCCTGCTGAATTTGGTGTAAGAGCGTTAAGAGTTGTTGTGTATGACTCTCCCTCTTCAAATGCTGGTACTAATGTTGAATTTCCATTTGAGCCTGCGTTTGTAACGCCTGCCTCCATGCTGTTGTCGTAACCTGATACTGTAGAGTCATCTACAGAAAGGAACAACGGTGATGCGCCAACAAGAATATTGCGGGCGTCTCCTGTGTTTTGTGCCATGTTTTGTTGCCTCCTGATTTCATGAAATTAATACATATATGTGTGGCTGGCTAGGCCCTTTCCTCTAGTCTAATTTTACTCTACTAGAGTATAAAAGGCAAACTAGGCAAACCTGCCTACTCCATCTACAATTCTGGAGTATTTGATCTCTAATATGACATCTGAGGCATAGAATCCCTGGATTTCTTCTGATGGGGCTGTAGATGATATATCTGCTATATGGATACTATGGAACTTGAATTTATCTGATAGCCCCGTCCATTTATTTACATCTCTTGCAGACTCATCCATTCTTCTAAATTCATCTGTAAGGAAGTTTCTAATTTCTACAATATCGATCAATTCTGTTGAATATATGGTTAAAAGGATTTGCTCGCAGCATATCATCCAATTGTTCTCATATGACATACCTATCTTGTCATAGACTATGTGCTTCTTGCCGCTCAAAAACTGATTCATTTCTGGCTGCTGTTGAACTGGAACGATTGGGACAAGGGTCTCGCCTAGGTTCTCTGAATGATAATCATTCTCATCAAATATTCCAAGCCAAGTAAGTCTGTTCCACAGGAACTTCCTTATTTCAAACATTGCATCTAATTTATAATTAGCCATTTGCTAACCTCGCAAACGCTGCTGATGTGGCAGCCTCAGCTTCATTTGCCAATTGATTTGGCGAGAAGCTATACTTAACCGATCTAACTTGGGCTGGTACTCCAAGCGCTCTTGATAAAGATGAATTAAATAACTTTTGAAATCCAGATTTCTTTATAGACATATTAACTAGCTGACCAGTAAAAAAATACTTGTATGCAGAAAAAAATGAGTTTTTTGTACCAGCTCCACCAGGCTTTCTTACAGTAACAGACTCACCCTTTGGCATAAATACGGTGTATCCGCTTACATCGAAAACAAGTCTTTCTGAAAATCTAGGGGATATAACAACAGTCTTTCCTTCTTCCATGACAGAAGCTTTTTTAACAAACACATGTCTGTTGTTAGAGTTTTCAGAAGGGACAAATGATTGTGAATCAAGAAGCTCGTAATTAATCTTCAAGGACAGGCCGTCTGCTGGAAGCTGCTTTAATTTAAATAATCTAGCTTCTCCGTCACCTGTTCTATCCCATTCGTAAACATGGTGAAAAGACTTTTTAGCAGATCTGGCTTTTGCATCAACATATGCGCCAAAATCTTCTTGAACCTGATCAAATATTACATTTCTAAATGCTGACTGAAACTGCTTGTTCCCAGCAAGTTTGGCCATCACATTTGTTTTATAGAATAGAGCAGCAGATATTTGAGCAACAGTGCTGTCTTTCAATGAACCACTTACTGGCTTATTAGACATTAAATTAATTAAACCACTAGCTGCTTTAATAGCTAAAACTTCAGATGCCAATTTGCTGATTCTCCGCTCTCTGTAGTGATGAGTTATACCCAACAACGGTACCAAACGGGTCGGTTATTGGCGTTGTTCCTATAACATCAAAAACTGTATCTGTATCACTTGGATAGTTTAACTCGTACCAGATTGGATTTCCACTTGCATCTCGAATATTCTTTACCTTGTCCCTAGCTGTAAGACGATCTGCAGTTCTAACTTCTAGATACTGCTCATTAGAATATTTGTTACCAAACTTTTGTCTATCATTAGACTTGCCAGTAGATTGACTAATTATACCTCTGGCATAACAATTAATTGTTCTATTATAGGAAAATTCCCTTACCAAGGCGCCAGTGTCTGGATCTTGTTGCTCCTGCTGCCTGTAGACATCCATTGTCATTGTCATTAGGCCATCAACGACATCAAACATTATACTATTACCATTTGGGTAACAACATAATCTTGCAGAAGCTTGTCTGCATATGAAGACCCAGTTCCACTAAACGCATCAGATGAATACTGGAAGTCCCAGTCTGTTGTGGATATCTTGTTTATATATCTATCTTTCCAAACACGGTCCTTTGCAAAGTAGGTACGCATTATTTCTATTGCAGCCTGCTCTACTTCATCAGGAACATGCTCCCAGCCAAATCTTGCATAAATATCGTATCTATTTTTTCTTCTGAAAACATCTGGGCTTAAGTCATGAATAGATGGTGGAACCATTCCATTTGCAACATAAACATCGTTGTCGACAATATTATTTTGATTAATCTTGATTCCAAAGCCGCTGGTTGTTGGCTCAATTTCATAGCCTAAATAGTTTATATCGTTAAAGTTATCTATTAATATTTGATCATTTTGCTTAAGAGTATGAAGAGAGTGTATTTTTCTTGGAAGTGGAAGTGTATCTGAATCGCTTCCTATTACTGTAAACTTATCATCAAACAGGAAGAACTTTTGTCCAGTGTAAAACTCAATCATTTTTCTGGCGTACTTTTCCGCCATTCTTAATTCATGATAAGTTTTGAAGTTTGGGTCCGAAGCATCTGCTCCAAGACCCAAATCTTCAACCACTTCTGCTAAGCTCACATATGGAACAACAATGTCACAGTAGGTAGTTAAATACTCTGTATTAATACCATCTATTGTAAACTGCCATACAAGCTTTAATCTCTTTATTCTATCTGTTAAACTCAATGGTAGGTAGATGACATAAGTTCCAGGATTAGACTCTTCTGCTTCTGCGGTATAAATACCAACATGCTCATTAGGGTCAATTGCTGGGGTAACCAATGGATCCTCCGTTATGTCATAAACAACAACAACGACTGGATTTTGATTGTCTAATACTTCGCCTCTCCAAGATATTCTTGTCTTGATTGGTGCGTTTGTATCCTTATATATTTCTGCCATCTGTTAGGCTTAGTTGTAGTACTCCTGTACTTCTCTAGGTGTAGCTAATCTAAACCCTTCCTCCTTATCAAAAATTTCTTGAGCCACATCTGGCATCATTGCTACAAATGGGTGCTCTCTGGTAAATGTAAAACCTAGCGCATCATATCTAGCGTTTGCTCTGTCCATCTTTACAAGGACCATATCTTCATCAATCTTTTGAGTTGGATCTAGTCGAGGAAGAATTTCATCTGCGTCTTCTTTTGCATCTTCAACCTTCTTAAGTGTATCTTGATACACTGACCAAGTTACTCCCTCTTCTGTTAGAGCTGCAATTATATCTGCTTTATTTTTTAGTCCGTCAACATCAACTGCGAAGTCCGCTGCCAATGTTTTCAGATCTTTGACTTTTAGTGTGTCAAATGACATATATACTCCTTTGG